AATGTTCTATTCCCATAAATACCTCCTTTACAAATTACTATTTATCTGTAACCATATTATAACACAAAAAAAGCAAACTTTTACATTTGCTCAAAAATTTTTTATATTTTTTATCCATTTATTTCTGTTCCATCCTTGAACTTAAACACTATAGTATCTTTATCTTTAATTGTTGCACTTTCTAGTAAGCTCCCCCACATTAATCCATCAAACTTTGTCAAAGGTTTATTTTGTTTCTTTAAAGTATTAATGTAGTCTTTTATCATCTGATGCTTTGCTGCTTGTTGTGATGATTCAATTTCTAACTGTTCATACTTAAACTTTGTTTCATCATAAGTTTTTATCATGGCATCATATTCTTTTTTATATTTTTCTTGGTTTTGTGCTACTCTTGAATTCATATCAATAAGTTCTTGTATTTTTTCTACTTGTTCTGCTAGACTTTTTTCCAACTTTTCTTTTTCTTCAGATAATTCTTTTTTATTGCATATTTTATCAAGCACCATTTCTAGATTTGAAATTATCTCGTCCTTGTTTTCAATTATAGAATTAACTGCGTTTACAAATCTTGTCTCAACATCATCTGCTCTTATTGCAGGAGTCTTACATTTTTCCTTTCCTGCATACTTTCTATTACATTGATAAATTACTTTTTTATATTTTGAAGATGAGTGCCATACCTTAGCACCATAACTTCCTCCACATTCTCCGCACTTAATTCTAGATGTTAATATATCAGTTCCACTATATTTTCCATTAAGCATTAGTCTTCTATCTTTTTCAATTCTAACCATTTCAAAGATTTCTGGTTCTATAATTGCTGGATGGTTATTTTCTACATAGTATTGTTGTATCTCGCCATTATTTACTTTTTGTTTTTTAGTTAAGAAGTCAGGTGTGTAATACTTTTGAAGTAACGCCTCTCCCTTATACTTCTCGTTTGTAAGAATACTTCTAACTGTTGAAGCGTGCCACTTTTGTTTATGTCCAGGTGTTTCAATTCCATCATTAGTTAAACCTTTTGCTATAGCTACAGCAGTTGAGCCAGATAAATACTCTCGATATATTCGCTTTACAATTACAGCTTGTTCTTCATCAATAACAAGGTTTCCATCTTCTCCTCTTTTGTATCCTAGGAAATGTCCAAACGGCACAGTTACTTTACCATCTGCAAATCTTTTTCTATGACCCCATTTAACATTCTCTGATATGGATCTACTTTCTTCTTGAGCTAATGAACTCATTATTGTAAGTAATAATTCTCCCTTGCCATCAAATGTCCAGATGTTTTCTTTTTCAAAATAGCATTCACATCCTATGTCTTTTAACTTTCTTATGGTTGTTAAACTATCTACTGTATTTCTTGCGAAGCGACTCACGCTTTTGACGACAACTAAATTTATCTTGTTGACTGGGTCTTTACAATCTTCTATCATCTTGTTGAATTCATCACGCTTTTCAGTTGTAGTGCCCGATATTCCTTCATCTGCATAAATTTTAACTAAGAACCAATTCGGATGGTTTTTTACAAAATCTTCGTAATAACTCTTTTGAAGCTCGAACGATGTTAGCTGTTTTTCATCGTCAGTCGAAACCCTTATATATATGACTACACGTTTTGGAGAGTCATCTTCAAAAAAACTTACTTTTGAACGCGCAGGTATAAATTCTATATCATCCGTGCTAAGACTGCTGTGCCGTGCCTTTATAAGCTCTCGGCGTTCTACTTTTGTTTTTGGTCTGTCTTTTTCTGCCACATGTTACCCCCAAGCTTTAATTATACACACCTTATTCTACTACTTTTTTATTTGGCAAGGATAACACTATAGTAACCGAATTTTGACTAAAATCTTACTTTTTGGTTACTATAGTAACCGATTTACTGTAAAATGACTCTATATATGTGGGTATAAAGAAATCATCAATTATATATTTTATAAGGTGAAAAAATGGAATACATAGATAAATTGAATAGATTGCGCTATGAAAAAGGCTTGAGTTTTCGACAACTCGGACTTGATTGTAACCTTTCTGAATCCGCTGTAAAAAAGATATTTTATAAGAAATGCGACCCAAGAATTTCGTCTATTGAGCAAATTTGCACCGTTTTGGGTACTTCTTTATCCGATTTGTTCACTATTACAAATAAATCTAACCTAAATGTCGATAATTCGTTTATTGTGTCTTGCACTCCGCTACTAGCTGACACAAAAAGCTATATCATAACAATTTGTAAGTAGTTTTGAAATCCAGGCGAAGAATTTCATACTTATCTTTTTTGCCCGTTTATATCAGTTAAAAATTAGATTATCTTAGTAACCGATTTCTAAAATTTATTCGATTTATAAGTTGAAAATTTCGGTTACTATTTTACCCTATTGTGGATTTCACGCTCGGTGGCATAATCTTTTGCGCATGTATATGAAATCACCCATACCGTTTAAATGTTTGACAACTACGAATAAGTATGCTAATATACTTATCTATTCAAAATTTGCTTTGACCTCGCATATCAGCTGATCATCGTATAATGGTTTGCTTTATGTGAGTTTTTTGTTTTTATTGGGTAATTATTAATGGAGGTATCTTATATGAATCAAGGTACAGTAAAATGGTTTAATGGGGATAAAGGATTTGGTTTCATTTCTAACGATAACGGCGGGGAAGATGTTTTTGTTCATTTCTCTGCTATTATGTCAGATGGTTATAAATCTTTAAATGAAGGACAAAAAGTTTCATTTGATGTAGAAACAGATCCTAAAAACAGTCGAAAACTTAGAGCAACTAATGTTTATGCTATTTAATAGTAATTGAACGAATCTTTTGAAATGGCTAGTTTTAAAGACCTTGGATATAATTCCAAGGTCTTTATTTATTATATTTTTGAGATAAGTTTTATTGACTCAACTTAATCTTGCAGTATATTCAAATTTTTGCAGTTTAAATATAAGTGTGCTTCTTGTTGTTATCCACTTGTTTCTTCCGTTAACTTGCTACCCTTATTAATAACTTTAAAAGCAAGCACGATAAACGAGTACGAAATAAGTACGAAACTTTTTAGCTTTGTAGAAAGACAAGAATTACATCGCCAAAGTTGACAAACTTGCTGAAAATAAAATGCGTATAACTTCGAAATTACTGATTAAACTGTCTAAAATCACCGAAACATCTGTTCACATTGCGCTTGGTAAGGACGAGGTCTCCTTACTATAAGCGTAAATATTTTGCTATGAATAGGTTCAAAAACCTCCTATAAGGAAAACTGGTAGACCGCTGAAAGCTATATACTAACATACATCTGCTTTTTACTCCCCATAGGTCTAGTGTGTTTTATCTTGCCATTTCGAATAAAAACTCCCATATGGTGAGCTAGCGCCATCGCAGTTCCGAAGTTAAAATGCTTTAATATTTCGGCTCTTGTTCGTGGGGTTTTGCAATATTCGATTAGGGCTTGCTCTGTGAATTGGTTTATCTCTGAGTCGGGGTGAACATATCTTTGCTGCTTTGCTTGTGGGCAATCTGGCATCGTGAGTTTCAGCCTTCCTTCTGTTACCATCTTATCTAGGTGTCGCCTTGCGAGATAAATCGCCATTCCGTATCGTTCAGCTATGTCTTGCCTGCTCCGTGGCGTTCGGCAAAATTCTTGAATATCCTCAGCTGATAAAACTGGTACGGTGCAGTTAGTTTTTACGCTTATAAATCGTTGCTCTATACTCTTGGGCGTTTCGGGTTTCGTCATTTTAATAATACCCTTTGTGAGATACACATCAATGTAGCCTTTTATAAATTTTGCTGTTGTTCCTAAAAACTCAGCCAACTCTTCCCTGCTCCGTGGCTCTTGGCAAAATCGCTCTACGCTTTCTGCGGATACCGTTGCCTCGTCACTTCGTGCCGTTACAAATTTTTGCCAGTGGTTTCTTGGGTTTGACGGATCTGTGCATATCAGCCTGCCGTTCTCTATGAGTGGGTTGAATATACTTTTCATTTGAAAAGCGCTCAATCCGAAGTGTAAGTATATTTCTCTTTTCCGTCGTGGGGTCATACAGAACTCAAGCAATCCCTCTGCCGATGCTATGATTGCGGTAGAATATTCCGCAGCTACAAATTTTTGGTCGGGACTGCGTGGCTTAGAGGGTATTGTCATTTTAAGCCGACCGCTTTCTATCAGCGGCTTGATGTAGCCCCGTTTGACCCACCACTCCGCCTCGATACCTAACAGCCTACTTATCTCGGTTCTTGACCTCGGCACTTTGCAGAACCCAATTATCTTATCCGCATTGCAGGTGCCGCATTTTTTGTCTACTGAATATAATTTGCCCTTTTCGGTCTTTGGTATTGGAATGATTCTTATTGTTCGAGTATAGTAAGAGTTTGTACATTTGTATTCGGCAGTTTTCTGGCAAACCTTGAAATTGATTTAGTAATGATTAAATTAATCTTTCCATCTAATGCATCTTCAATCATTCTATTGAAACTTGCTCTTCTTTTGGTGTTTGTTCCACTAATTCCTTCATCAGCATAAACGCCAACAAAGGCCCATTCATATTTATTTTCAATGTAGTTTTGATAGTAGTTTACTTGTGCTTCATAACTTGTGTTTTGTTCTTCTGAGTTAGTTGAAACTCTTGCATAAGCTGCTACTTTAATTTTTTCTTTACTACTGCGAGGTAACTGTGTTAATGGATCAATCGTTGATGGTATTACTGTTACTTTAGTTGTCATTTACTGTTACCTCCTTTGCCTCTTTTTAAATAGTGGACTCTTGCTTCATCTTTCATTTTTTCTGTCCAACTATTACTTCTTGGTTTATATTCCCACTCTAATATTTGTTTCTTGCCACTAACGATTTGAAACAAGAGCTTATTATTAGGTAGTACGACTATTTGTTTAACTTCCTCTTCAAAGCGTTTTAAATCGAAGGTTTCTAAATTTAATAATTTGTTAGATGCTTCAATTATTTTAGCCTCTGGTACTTGTTTAGCATCGCATACACACTTGCCCTTAGTTCTTAAAGTAGAACACATCCAAACAACATTATATGGTGTTTTTTTGTAGGTGTATGCCCTGCCACATTTACCACATTTGATATAACCTTTAAATAAAGTCTTTTTCGTTTTATCTAAGTTAATATCTTTAGTTTTTAACCTTCTCATCTTTTGGGCATCATTAAAAGTAACTTTGTCGATAATCGCTTCATGAGCATTTAAAACAAGATATTTGTTATACTCACCATTGTTAATACACATGGTTTTGGTTAAATGGTTATCTCTATAAGTCTTTTGTAAGATAAGGTCACCTGTATAGTTATAATTGGTAAGAATTTTAATGACCGATGAACGATTCCATTTCTTAGTCTTATATGGTTTAGTTCCTTGATGGTTTAAGATATCGCATATATGTTCATCGGCATTTCCTTCTAAGTATAACTTGTAAATTAGTCTTACAGTTTCTGCTTCATCTTCTACAACATAAAGCTTTTTATCTTTAAGAGTGTAACCAAGTGATGAATTACCTCCCCATATTAAACCAGCCTTAAAATCTTTACTTATCCGCCACTTCATATTTTCTGATACACTTCTTGATTCTTCTTGTGCAAATGTTGCTAGAAACGTAAGGATCATCTCTCCTTCACCACTCATCGTGTGAATGTTTTGTTCCTCAAAATAGACATCAACATTTAAGTCTTTTAATTCTCTAACTACTTCGAGTAGTGTTACTGTGTTTCTAGCAAACCTAGATATCGACTTTGTAATAATCATATCGATCTTTCCGGCCCTTGCATCTTTAAGTAAAGCTTGAAATTCATCTCTTGAATCTTTAGTTCCGGTTATTGCTTTATCTGCATAAACACCAACGAACTCCCAATCATGTTTATTTTGGATAAGTCTCTTGTAATATGAAACTTGAGTAGCTAATGAATTAAGCATCGCTTCTTTTCCAGAGGACACTCTAGCATATGCAGCCACTCTTATTCTTTTAGGTATTATTGGTATTGCTTCAATTTTGGTAATTACCATATTCATAAAGTTTCCTCCTTCCTTTTTTGCGGTACTATATACATCACTTATTAGCCTTCTTTAGTCAAGTCTTTTTTTCTATTAAGTAGACAATCTGTGATGCAATTTAAATATCTTTCATTTATCTTCCTGCTTTTTGTTTATTGTTCCAATAATCCCATCTGCAACGATCACTACAAAATTGTTTTATCTTCTTACCTTTAACAGATGTAATATTGGCATTGCAGTTCTTACAGTTCCCATTTAACAGTTCCACTTCATCTATTTCTTTACAAATGGCTCTAACCTCTTTAACTGAAATAGATAGCGTGTTTGCTATTTTTACGAAACCATAGCCTGCTTTTTTTAATTCGATAACTTTTGTTTTTACTCTTTCCATAATTTAAACCTCCTTTTAATTACTAATGGCAACATTTAATAAATCCTAAATAATTCCCAACGATTTGTTTGATTTCTAAAGACAAGTATTCATTCACATTTACTTAATAAAACGAGCATTTCAAATCGTTGAGCCTTTTTAGCAAATAATTAAAGCACTTATCATCTAACCTTAAACCAATCTCAAAACTAATTTTTAAAATCTCAAAAATTCTGCCTCGCATTTTTTAAAGGCCCCCCATGCGGTACCCATCGCCACTTGATAAAAGTCTATGAGGGGGGTATGATACTTAAAATTTTTTAAAAACCCTATAAATTTGTTGTAATAGTTAACCGCTTTTTAGAATTTTTTGATTTTTAGTTTTGGAATAAAGGTAAGGGCTGACGTTGATGCATTTGTTTGGGATAGGGCAAACTCAAAAGCCCTATCCTACAAACGATGCGTCAGCAGTGAAGGAACTTCATATATATAAGGCCTATCTTCACTCTTCACTGAATTTTGAACATAGGGATTATTTCCCTTTCTTCACTTCACTCAATTTTAGGTGTGAAGCATCCTTTTTCCCTTTATTCACTCATATGTTTTCACTTCAATTCACGGCATCTTTTATTTCAAATTTAATTTGCTTCTTCGGTTTCTACTTTTTTAATTTGGTAGATAGGCAATCGCTGACGGATGAGGCATTTGTTTGGGATAGGGTAGGCATTTGTGCCCTATCCTACAAACGATGCGTCAGCTGTTGTGGCGGCAGCTACATATATATAAGGCCTTTCTGCCAGTTTTTTTGCCTGGCAGCAGATAGGAGAATTCCCCTTTCTGCCAGAAGGTAGCTTTTTTACTGGTATCATCCGTTTTTACCTATCTACCTACCACTCATAAATTTACAAACTTTCTTGATTTTAAGTTTTTTGATTTGGAATAAAGGCAAATGCTGATCGGTGATGTATTTGTTTGGGATAGGGCAGACTCAAAAGCCCTATCCTACAAACGACATACGACAGCGGATGGAGGAACATCTATATATATAAGCCCTATTATCCGCGTTTTTATCCGAACGGATTAAAGGAGATTTTTCCCTATTATCCGTTTCCATAATTTTTGACGGATTTACGGATTTTTTCCCTATTTTCCATGTTTCTGTTTAACCACTATCTTTTATAAAAACAACCATTTCTAATATCCTCCTTTTGATAAAAACTTTCTCTTTTTCATATGTTAATGGCAAGCAAGTAGTGAAATTACCGGTTTTTTAGAAAATTGTTAGTTTTATATACTTTTATTAGCAAAAACTGATAATTTAACTTCCTCCTCAATGGTTAATGGCATGGAGATTGTCGTTTTGCCAAGATTTATTGAATTTTCTTGTGCTTAACGACAAAAAAAGCGACCAATTCGATCGCCTTGTGTAATCCAGTTTATTTTAAATCTAATTCATTTAATAAAAATAATCTTTTTTAATATCATTTAGTGGTTTATAATCAGTTCTCTACTTCTTCATTTTTAATGATTTTTTTTAATCCCAAAAAATCTAGTTTACTATCTTCGGACTTAAACATAAATCCCCATCTAATTTCCATAAAATTTAGAAGTTTAATTCCTCTTTCTATGATTTCTTTTTTCGTCCATTCGGAATATGTTGAAACTTCAATTTCTGAATGAGAACCCTCTGCATATCCTCTACGCTTATCATCGGAAGGTCTTACCTTTTCATTAAATCCAATATTTTGAAGAGAAGAATTTATACTTTGAGATAATGGCAAGAGGTTCCCTAATGTACCATTAAGGTATTTCATTTGATTATTGTCAAATTCTCCAAATCTTTGTTGCCAATATTCATTTGTGGAATCTTGAGGTAAAATATGCTCAATAGAAACTTTATCCTTTTCTCCTTTAACAAATAATTTCCAGTCAATTTTTGGGTTTCCCTTTTCTTCTACAAACTTACTTTCATATTCATATAAGAAATAAGATATCCCATTCCATTGATAAAATCCTTCGTTATTTTTAAATTTCCTTTCAATGTAAGCAACGAATGATTGAATATCAATTCCTGTATTTGGTGTCAGCCAGTTATCGATTCTATCATTTAACTGCTTAATAACTTCTTTTATTGAGATTTCACCAGCTCTTAACTGTTTTGTAACTCTATAAACAGCTGCATTTCTATAGTTCGATGTAGCTCGGCCTATCCTAAAAGCTATAAAAATAAAGCGTTCAATATTTTTAAATAATTCTATACGTTCTTCAGAAGAAATATTTTCCCCCATAAAGCTAGCACAAACCAAAGGTCTAAAATAGGCAATACCAATTCTATTAAGCCTGTCTATCCAGATTTGTTCCTGTTCAGATAACTCGTTATTATTAATAGGATTAAAGGAATTATACCAATGAACAGAAGCAGTTTTAATACTCTTTACATATTCTAATATTTCAGAACTTGAAAGTTTAGATATGAGTTCAGTCTTTGTTGAGTAATCATTATCATATGCTTCTTCTTCATCGGAGTCAACATCTCTAATTTCTATAATTTCTTCTATTGTCTCGGTCTTAATTTCAGTCTTTGTGAAAATATTTTGTGGATTAAACTTATCCTTTAGAAGGAATTTAATGTAATCATCCCCTTTCCCTCTCGAATATTGAAAATACATTATCCAATGAGCAATTAAAAAGTCATCATCCGATAGAGGGTTTTTTTTATTTTTACCTAAATTAAAATAAATATCTTTCCAAGCTTTATTTATTTCTTTTCTTATTGCTAATTGTCCATCTTTACTCAATTCGTTTTCTTCATAAAGCGTGGTTAAATATATGAGTCTGTTCTTTAATAACTCTAAGTTTGATAATTTCTTTCCTCTATTATTCATTGTTTCAAAGGCGACAAAAACATCAAAATCATCTTCAATTTCATGGAGATTAAACATTAAGTTTTGAGTTATTTTTCTAAATAAATTCTCAATCTCTGTCAATCCGTATTTATCAAAATAATTTTCAATATTTTCTTTAAAAAAACTGCGTGCGTTTTCTAAGTTTAACGTATAAAATGTTTCTTCAATAACTCCTCCATCTGGTTCTCCCAAAATTTTATGTTTTAAATATTCAAAACTTGGATTGTCAACCTCATATCCAAACTTATACGTGTTTATATTATAATTTGGTGGCATTTTCATCAGTATGTATTCTTCAATAATCTTTTTCAAACTTAATGTACCAATATAAATGTCTTCTAAGTTTTTTCCTTTATTTATGTCCAAGTTTTTTATAAAATTAACAATCTCGTTTATAAATATTACGAATGTTGTTAATCTTTGTTGACCATCAACAACATGAAATGGTTTGTAACCATGATCATTAATTAACCATCGATCACTTATCCAATTACTGTCATTATAAACAGAAGGTGGCACTTCTTTTAATGATAATAGCCCGGTATAATGAAATCGATTATTTGGTAGATTTGTTATATCTTCCCAAAAATCTTTTAGTTGTTCTTTTTGCCATGCATAACCGCGTTGATAATCCGGGATTTTAAATATTCTTTCTTTAAAAATGCTTTTCAATGATTCTAAATTTTTCATTTTTTACGCCTTTCTCATTGTATCTAAATTATTTAAAATTTGCTTTTGTCGAGTATTCTTTTAGTATCCATTAACAATTGACATACCTTGAACTGCTTTATCAATCAATAAAGTTAATATATAATCAGTTTTAATGTTAAAAAATTCTTTGTCATAAGACTCTGGGAGATCTAAATCAAGTGAATCAATAATTGCTGTTTTAACTTTAGATGTAGTTCTTTCATCTTTATACCAATCAACTACTAACAACTCGTTTTTTTCTTGTAATAATTTATTCAATAAATTTTTAGCTGCAAGTTTTACCATCTGTTCTTCTTTTTGAGTCAGTTTTTTATCTTTTGTAAGTAGATCGTATATTTCCAACTCTCTCTCTGTTAATCCTTCTAATGATGGTCTTTCTTGTTCTTTCTTTAATTCTTCTATTAAAACAAGAAGTTGTTCATAATAGTCCTCGTTACTTGTTCCACCTGCGTTATATCTATCAATAATACTTCTATATCTTTCAGAAAACTTAATTCTTCCTTGGTTTCTATTGATCATTTGTATTAATGCTTTTTCGATAAATTCTTTTAGTCCATCTACTTCAATTGCTTTATATGGTGCTTCTTTAATTCTTCTTTTAATATCACCAACATCTAATTTTGTTAAATCTATTACTTTGGTTCCTTTAATTGTATATTCGCTTTCATCAGTAGCCTCAGCAGAAGTTACAGAAGTGTCAAGGATTTGTTGCATTCTATTTTTTGCCCTATTCACCTTTTCATCATCTATTAAATTGTAAAAAAGTCCATTTATATAATTTATAGGTGCAAACTTTTCATTGATCCAATCTATCTCAAATATTTCTGGCTTAGAAGCTTCATAAAGATTAATCATTGTATTTGAAAGCACTTTAAACTTATTTTTACTATCATCATATTCAACGATTTTATTTAAAGCTTGTCTTAGAAATTCAAGCTGTTCAAGCTTATCTGTTTCTAAGATGACATCATCTAAACTTACATTTAGCTTAATTAAAAACTCGTCAATTTGATCTATAGTTGAATCAAGATTTATAATTAACTGTTCGATATCTTTAACAGGCATTTCTTTTCCGTCATCACCTGTTGCATAATCACTCAATGCTTGTCTCATAAATTTAAAAACATTTACATAATCAACGATCAGCCCATTAGTTTTATTTGGATAAACTCTATTAGCACGAGCGATAGCTTGCATTAATGTGTGTGATTTCATTGGTTTATCTAAATATAATGTCGATAGATTAGGAACGTCAAAACCTGTTAACCACATTGCGCAAATGAAAACTAATTGTAATTTATTGTTTGGATCTTTAAACTGATCCTCAATATCATTTCCATCAGAATCAACTTTTTTCATTCTTTCCCTATGGATAGCTATGTCTAATCCTACCTTCGCAAATTTTTCGACTTCATCTGCCTCTTCTGAAATAACCACAGCCATTTCTACTTCATTCATATAATTAATGATTCTTGTGATTTCGTCTCGCTCTTCTTTTGTTTCTGCATTGTTTCTTTCTAAAATAAAGTTTTGTTTTTCCAACTTCCAATAATGTTGAACTTTATTATACATTTTAACTGTCGTATATTTATCTACAGAAATAACCATTCCCTTTCCTAAGAAACCTCTTCTTGGGAAATGATATGCTATATCTTTTGCTATTTTATCTAATCTATCTTCTCTCTTAATAACTTCAAGTATTTGTGAAGATGAATTTTCTAAAAGTTTGGTTTCAGTTTCATTTAAGTTTTCTTCTTCTATAATGTCGACAATATCATCATCTAAGAAGTTGTTTTGTAGTGCAACTTCTGGTACTCGTCTAGAATAAAAAAGAGGTACTGTTGAACCGTCTTCAACTGATTGTGCAAAATTATATTCTGAAACATAATCCCCAAACCACTGATTAGTTAATCTTTTAGAACCCAACAATGGTGTTCCCGTAAAAGCAATATAATTGGCGTTAGGAAGCCCTGTTCTCATGTTTTCTGCTAAATCTTTATATTGTGTTCTATGAGCTTCATCGACTAAAACAATGATGTCATTTCTTTTTGAAAGAATAGGATATTTTTTTGTTTTATCATATCTAAATTTGTGTATTAATGTAAAAATAAATTCTTTATTCAAACTCAAAAACTTTCTTAATTGCTTACTATCTTTTGGTTGTGTTTCATCTTGATTACCAATAACCTCAGTTCTAACAAAGTTTTTATGAATTTGAGTATCTAAATCATCTCTATCAGTAATGATTAAGAATGTGAAATTCCCACTAATCTTTCTTCTTACTTTTCGTGTAAACATAACCATAGAGTATGATTTGCCAGATCCCTGTGTATGCCAAAAAACACCTAATTTTCCACTTAGTTCTTCTTTTTTACTAAATGATTCCATTAAGTTATTTACACCCAAGTACTGGTGATTTTTCGCAATTATTTTTACTCTTTGATTTTCAAATAAAATAAAGTTTTCAATATAATCTATAAGATTTTCTTTTTTTAACAATCCATTAATAAAATAATTAATCGAAACTCCATCTTCTAATATTTGCTGTCTGTCTAAATTTTCCTCCTCATACTCTTTAAACCATTCAAAGAAATAATCATAAGAAGCATTAAAAGCACCTAATCTTGTCTCAAGCCCATTTGAAAGTACACAAATTTGATTAAATGAAAATAGATTAGGAACATCTTTTATATACGATTTCAAATTTTTATTATAAGCTTCTTCTACTTTTATTATGCTGTTTTTTAGTTCAATAAATACTAAAGGAAGACCGTTAACAAAAATAAGAACATCTGGTCTTCTATAGTTGTACTTGCCCTGAACCCACATTTGAGAAACAGCTGTGAATGTGTTATTGAGAGGATTATCGAAATCTATTAATTTTATAAAATCAAAATCTTCTTTATTATTACGATTAACAGTGATTTTTATAGATTCTCTTATTTTTTTATAAAATTTGTAATTCGTGTCGATGATATCAGTTTCAGTATAATCCTTTGTTAATTTAGAGATTTCTTCATTTATTTTATCTCTTGATATGGTTGGATTAATTCGATATAACGATTTTTTCAAAATATCAGGTAAAACAGTTTGTCTTTTGGAACTTCTACCTGTACCATCATTTAAATCATCTTTGTTCAATGGAGAAGGATCGCAAATCAAAATATCATAATCAAAGATTGGATTTTTAAGCTTTTTTAGTATTTCTTGTTCAATATCATCTTCTGATATAAAATTTTTAATCATATTAGATTATCTCCTTACCCTCGATATTTAACTTGCCGGACATAAGTCTTGGTAGTAATGAGTCGCGCTGCTTAGAAAGAATATTATTAGTGTGTTTTAATACTCTAATTCGCTCATAAATTGAATTGACTTTCTCACAGTATAAATAGATTAATTCCTTTGGGGGTATAATTATTGATAGTTTATTAATGGTTTTTGCATAAACGTGAGGCTGAGCAGAACCAACTTGCATATTAGTTATTGCCTCTTGTAAAAAACTTAATGTGTTATAAACAAACCAAATATTTTTTTCGTTTTGATAATAGGAACAGTCTGCTGCCCATACATCATTTAAATGATAAGTTAGGAAGCCCGCATTTGCACCTGAAGAACTCACTGTTAAACTATATCCAAAAACGTTAGCTTCATTATGAAATCCGGATGGTTTTAATCCCGCTGAAATAACCGGTACTTCACCTTCTATCATTTCAGATGCTGTTATATTTTTTCCTCTTTTAAATTGTGCTATTTTTCTTAATTCTCCATAATTCCAACTATTAGGTTTTCTCATTTCTTTTTCTTGTGATGATACTATCCAACCTCTAGGATTTTGTTTTTCAAAATTAACGCTTTCATATCCTGGAAATCTAAACTTAACAAACCATTCTTGATATAAAGATTGTGCTATTTCTTCTAATTGTGAAATTCTCTTATTATTGTTATCTATCAACTCGTCATATTTTTCTAAAATTAACACTATCTTATCTTGTTTTTCTCTTGTATAATTTGGAATAGTAAACCTGAGTAGTGATTCAATTCTTAAATTTGGTTGAGTAGCGACCCATGATATATTTTGAATATACTGTAAAAAATCTTTTGTTTTAAAAATATAATATATAAATTGACTATTAACACTATCTTTAAACCTTAACCTAATCGTTCCATTATTAAATACTGATTCTAGGTCTTCCTTTACTATGTATGAGACACCAACGGTTGCACCAGTTCTTGCTATAAGAATATCATTTTTTTTCAGTAAACTTTTTTTATAGTCTGAATCTGATACAATCGTATTTCCCCAATCATTAAAATCTTTTTCTTGAGATATATCTTGAATCCTAATACATTTTAGCCCAGTATCATCTTCAACTATTGGTGCTCTTTTTATTGCATCAAGACCTGTTTTTGCTGATATAATATGATCTTTTAATCTCATGATTTTTCGCCAAACAATTCCATTATATTTTTAGTTATTTCAGATTCAAGATGTTCAGCTTCTTCATTTAGCAATTTAAGCGTTTCAATTTTTTCAATCATATTATTTTTGAACTCTTCTTTGGTTAGTCCATCATCCTCGATTACAACTCCTACATATCTTGCTGCATTTAATGACCATTCATGATCTTTAATGCCATCCTCACCATCAATATTAACAACTTTACATAACCCTATAACATCTTGATAGACACCATTTGGAAATCTTTCTTTCAACCAGTCAATTTGTGATTGCCAATATTCATTGTTTTCGTTTGTTTCTAATTTTTTTGTGTATTCATCAATTAAATCAACTAGCGCTTTAGTATCACCATCATATAACTTTGTAATAATGCTTAGATTTTTTATTTGTTCTTCGTTCAATTTTCTTCTTGCTCGATCAACTTGAGTGAATATGCTTCTAGCATCAATAAATAATATTTCATCTTTATTATGCTTAGTTTCTTTCTGCTTATCAAAAAACCATAATGTAGCCGGAAGTGTAACAGTAGAGAATAAATTGGAAGACAGTGTTACCATTTGTTTAATTATGCCTTTTTTTATCATTGATTTTCTAATATCTAATTCTGAACCTCCTGCATCTGAAGCGGAATTGGCCATAACTAGAGCAGCTTTACCATTGTTATTCAACGCTGTAGCAAAATAGCTAATCCATAGATAGTTTGCGTTTGGGACCGTTTCTTTTTTATCCCCATCTTTTTTAGCGGATTTTGATTTTCTTGCGGGAATTCCGTACTCATTAAAACGTGCTTGATCCTTGACTCTTTCTAAAATAACTTCATCAACGTTAAAAGGAGGATTTGCCATTACGTAGTCAAACCTACCGTATGCGTCATATGGGTCTGAATAAAATGAGTTTGCTTCATTAATTTCACCTCTAACATTATTTAACAGCAAATTCATCTTAGCGAGCTTTACAGTATCAGGCTCTTTCTCAACACCGTAACATCTAAATTTCATCATATCGGATTCTGTAGCATTATGATCGTGCATATATCTTGCTGCCTGTACAAACATTCCTCCTGATCCACAAGCAGGATCTAGAAATTGCTTTTCTCCTGGCTCTGGATTTAAAACATCAACCATATACCTAACAACTGTAGCTGGGGTATAGAACGTTCCTCCATCTTTACCTTCACTTAACGCAAAGTTTCCTAAGAAGAATTCATATATTTCTCCAAATAGGTCAATTGAAATATCTTCAGGTATATCTTTAAATATTCTTACAATTCTTGATAATAATTCTGGTTCTTCTTCGGGAACTAAAAAGCCGTATACCTCTTTTGGTAATACTCCATCCATAGCTGGGTTCTCAGTTTCAATTGCTTCCATTGCTTTTTTTACTAAATTTGCTTTTTCTGCAGTATCCGGTGCATTATTAATGTTGTCAAAATAAGCAACCTCCGGAAGATAAAATCCAACTTTTTCAATTGAAATTTGTTTTATTGATCGCTCAGCGCGAGTGCCTTTTCGTTTATTATATTCCTCTATAATTTCGTTTTTATGTTGTTTATACTTTATGTCTGCATATCTCAAAAAAATCAATCCTAAAATGGGTTGCCCATATTTGTTAGCTGCTAGATGTGCACCTTGTCTCAAAATATCAGCTGAATGCCATAAATTATCCTTTAATTCTTTTAATTCAATATCTGTCATTATAATCCTCCTCAAATTTAAGATTGTTTATTTTAAATAATTCAACAAGTTTTCTTTTTATTTTAATAGTTGGCTCGAATTTTCCTGTTTCCCATCGATTAACAGTTACAATAGAAACACCTAAAAGATCAGCCAATTCTTGCTGTGTTAATAGTAAAACTTCTCTTAACTTTTTAATTTTCTGAGCGTAAGTCATTAATTTCACTCCTGTTAACATATTATTAACACTATTTTATCATGTTTTATAAAATTTTTGAATAGTCTTATAATAATATATATAAATCTTTATTTTTTTATCAAAGCATTTAATAGAATCCACCAATTTCCACCATGAAGTGATTTCAACATGTCATTTAAATATTAAAAAGTAATCGTTAAATTGTAGGGTAATCGTTAAATTGTAATAGCTGAAAATTAAAAAAACCTAAAAGTTGATGCTTTTAAGGTCTTGGTCTGGTCGGTTAAGTTATAAGTGGAAATGGAATAAAGGGTTATATTCCCTATCTTCAAAATAAAAAAAGTTTGACACAAATTGTATCAAACAAATTTCTAATTTGGAGCAGGTGACGAGAATCGAACTCGCATATTCAGCTTGGAAGGCTGATGTTCTACCATTGAACTACACCTGCATGGTCGGGAAAACAGGATTTGAACCCGCGGCATCTTGGTCCCAAACCAA